AGGCGACAAGGTCGGAAGAGCCGTACACTTCGTCCGGGTCGTCATGAATCGACGTGATCCCGGTGACAGGGTACGGCTCGATGACGAGCACCCGACCAGACTGACGCTTGATCTGATGCCCGCCGCTGTACAGTGTGTACGTGGCTGACTCCAGGGTCGGCGCAGCGCCCGGCGACGCTGCCGGGTATCCGCAGTGACGCGCCAAGGCGACGCCAGCGCGGGTGATGAGCGCCGTCAAGACCGCCTCGGAAGCGGTCAGGTTCGGTGCCATCGCTGCGACGTTTGCTGCTGAAGTCAAGGCCACGTGTCAGATCCTCAGTTGGCCAGCTTGTAGACCAGGACGACGTGCAGCTCGTAAGCCGGCCCGGTGCCGGTCTTGGCAACTGCGAACGTCACCGCTTCGCCCTTCTCCAGCTCCAGCTCTTCGCCGTCCAGGGCAGCCAGCAGGGTCTGCTCTTCGGGCGTGTCAGCCGAGAAAGCGCCGCCTGCAACGTCGGTCTGCCGGCTGAAGATGTTCTGACTGTTCTGGGTCGCCGTCACCGTGATGTTGTTGCTGCCGTCAGCGGACACGGCGACACGGGGCACGATGTAGGCTCGTGTGATGATCCCGGTGTCAGTGTAAGGCCAGACAACGGAAGTTGCGTCGGTAGCGTCTGTACCGGACATGACCGGACTGACCAGGACGCGCTCTGCGATAGACATTGTTTGTCTCCAGTGAGTGTGCGACACCCGGCCGGCCGGCTGGCCTGTCAGGTGTCAAGGTTGATCAGCTCAGCCAGTTGTAGCCAAAGCGGGTGACAGCCTCGGAGGAACCGGAGACGGTCTTGAAGCAGCGGCGCAGGGTCGCAACGACGTGCGTTCCGCCGGTCTTGATGTCGCGGTCGAGCTCGACCAGCGTGTTGCGGCGCTGGTAGTGACGGAACGCGGACAGGTCGACGGCGATGGCACCGGAGAGGCCAGCAGTACCGTCGGTGTACAGACCGCTTGCTGCGAGGTCAGCGCTGACCCAGCGAGACACGACGATGGGGTGACCGAAGACGCTGGCGAGCTGCCCAGACAGCAGGGTCGCACCGGCGCCGAGCTTGTCCAGGGTCAGGACGTTCGTGTCTGCGAGCAGCTTCTGGTAGAAGACTTCCGGCGAGACAATGAGCGCCAGGCGGCCGGCTGCCCGCTCGCCCATGCCGCCGATCAGTGAGGACATCAGGCCGGAGATGGTCTGCGAGCTGCCCATGTCGACGGTCTGGCTGCGGTCGGTAGCCAGTGCGCGAAGACCAGTGAAGAGCCGACGGTGATCTGCCGAGCCGCCAAGGCCGGAAGAGCCCCAACGGTTACGGATATTCCAGCTTGCGATCGTGTCCTGGTGAGTTGCTGCGGCGTCACCGTTGATCATGGCGTCGCAGTAGCCGTCGTTGATGGCGTCGACAACGAGGCGCCGGATCAGCGGCTCCATCGCGACGACAGCATCTTCGCCGTCCATCTCGTCGTAGACGACGCGCACAGCCATGTTGCTGACGGTGATCGTGGTGTCTGCCGTCACCGGGGTCGAGCCGGTGTAGTTGGCTGGATCGTCGCTGGAGATGGCGTTGCGCTTGTAAGGACGAACGCCGGTCGACAGTCGCGGCTGAATCATGGTCGCGCGGGGCATGTCGACGATCTCGAAGAGTCCGGCGATCGCGTTGGGGACGCGGAACTCTTCGTAGATGCTCGGATAGGTGCCATCGGGGATCCACTCGGCGCCGCTGCCGGCGCTGTCGGTGATGGCCTTTTCCAGAGCGCCTCGGATGTTCTGCGGAGCACGAGCCATCAGGCGCAGGATCTCGGCGTCCGTCTGCGGCGTGTCGCTGTTCTTCGCGACTAGGCGGACCAGTGAGCGACGCTCGACAGCCTTCTGGAGCTCCAGGTGCCACGGTGTCAGGGCGTCAGTGTCGTCCAGGAGTCCAGGCTGCTCGATCTCGGCGACCTGCCCGCCGAACTTGACCCGGCGGGTCGTGCTCTTGAGGTGGATGCGGCCGGACTCGTCGCAGTAGCGGTGCTGCAGCTCGCGATCCTGTGCGCCGACTGCGGTGCGCTGCTGTGGACGCGCGGACGCTTCCATGAGGCCCTGCAGCTTGCCGGACAGGTCCTCGACAGCACGAGCGGTCGCGGTCTGGTCGCCAGCGGTGCGGGTCAGGACTGCAGCGGCTTCCTTGAGGTGCTCGCGAAGGCTGGGCTCAGTCAGCTTGTCAGGGACGGAGAGGTTCTTGGTGGTGTCATCGCCGAACATACCGGCTTACTCCTTGAGAAAGGGCAGGCCGGAAGCCTGCTCGTTGGTCGTGTCGCGCAACCAACTCAACGAGTCGGTGTGCTTGACGTCATGACTGTGTGTGCAGTCGTGATCGTGTGAAGGGGCGGGATCGCTGCCAGACAGCAGAACGGCCAGGCGCTGCCGGTTGGTCTTGTTCGCGAGCAGGCGACGGAGCTCATCATCAGTCGCTGCGTCCGCCGATGCTGCCAGTAAAGCGGAACTATTCGCTGGCACCGGCGTAATCGAGAACTCGACCAGCTCGTTGTTGCTGGCAACGATCCCGAAACCGTCGCGGCTATAGCGCGGGTCGTCTGGGTCCAGGTCGCCGCGATACTTGACCGCGCCGGGGAAGAACCCGACCGAGCCGGCGTTGATAAAGCCGCGCTGGATCTTGCCAGCGACCTCGGCAGCGAACGGATCGGCCATGTCAAATTGCATCTCGATTTCGAGCTGCCCGTTGACGACTGCGACATCTGTTGCTCGAGCAATCGGCGCCCGGCTGCTGTCATGGTTCCATAAGATGACGGGGTTGCGTCGGAAGGCATCCAGCTTCCAGGACTGCTCGACAATGTCGCCCATCCGGTCGACTTCGGCGGTGCTGGCGACGAAGCGGAAGGTATCTTCAATCAGCTTCTCTTCGTCCTCGTGCGGCTCGCCTTCGTGGTACTTGGTTACGCGCTTCAGTGTCACGCCGAGATTATGGCGCATGTCCGCTCCTTTTGCTGCGATAGCCCGCTGCCGGTCTGCCTCGTCTGCGGCATCCATTTGCCGGACCCGCCGAGCTGCGAACGAACGGCCGGCATCGCCGAACCACGCTGCCCAGGCGACCCGACCCGGCGACGGGTAGCCGTCTTCGCCTGGGTTGGCGCCCTCGCCATCCAGGTCGCCTTCATGGCGCGGGAACCATGCGTGCATCAGTCGGATCTTCTCCGGCGTCAGGTCTTCGCCGTTCGCGACCTTCCGAGCCCAGACCTTTGTGCTCTGGACCATGCCGTCGCCCGCCTCGCCGTCCTCGATCCACTGGACAGCGCGCTTGGCCTCTTCAACCATGCCGGCGGTCGGCGAGAAGTCGATGTCAGCGTAGCGGGCAGGCACAGCACGCAGCAGGGCAGCTTCAAAGACGGGCTCGTAATAGCAGCGACAGGACGGATGCTGCGGCAGGTTCGGCCCATTGTGCTGACCCGTCGCGTCCGTCTCGAATGTCCGCTCGCTGAAGGGCGCACAGATCGGACAGACAGCATCATCGCCGACGGTCCAATACCGGACGCCGAGCAGTGCACGCGTCTCCGGCTCGGCTGACTTTGTGTCGAGGAGTCGCAGCGTTGGCGAGCTGCTCGCCCGTTCGGTCTGCGTCTCTTCGGTCGGCTCCCCGGCTGGCTGGCCTGCTGGGAGCATCGTCTCGTCGATCTCGCTGAAGCCCTCGACCTGCAGCGCTTTCACCGGGTCCAGGCCGAAGACCTCGACAAGCTGCGCGGCCCGGTTGAGCCTGTCGGTGCGTGACTCCTGGAGCGCTTCCACGCCGCTGGTGTCGTGCTTCACACGGTCGGAGACGCGACCCATGCGGGCAGCGATCCGGCTCAGCCCGTCCTCGATCAGTGCCATCAGGCCCAGCAGGTTCTGCCAGTAGATGCGGTTCTGCTGCTGCGCCGTGGCGAAGTTGGCGCTGGGCAGGAAGAGCCGGACGTAAGCCACGCCGACGACGGCAAGGATGCTCGAGCGCGTCCAGTCGCGGGCGCTGCTGAACTCCATGTCCCGCGCGTTGAAGGGCAACTGGTTGATGTCGACCGGGCCGCCGATCGGGATAATGCCCGTCTTCTCGGCGTGGCGCTGGATGCTGTCGACCATCTTCTGCAGGACGTCCGGCCGGATGCTCGCGCCGTCTTTCGGCGACACCGTCATCCGTGGTTGACCTCGGCGGGCTTCGTCTCGCCAGCGCTGCGACGCTGCGTACTCGCCAGCCAGGTCGGTTTCGAGCACTTCAATGACGCCCTGACCATACAGACCCTGCGGCCCGTCGCGGTAGCTCGTCTGTCGGATGTGCACGACGTCTTCGGGGCTGTAGTCGACGTGCGAGCCGTCTTGCGTGAAGCGGTAGGCCTGGACGCCGCCAGATGTGCTCGGGATGATCTGGACGGACTCGGGATGCAGCCGGACGATCGAAGTCACGGCAGACCCTCGACCCAGGACCAGCCCATAGAAGTTGCCGGACAAGAGCAGGTCGACAATCATCTGCCGGCGCCAGAGAGTCGGGCCTACCTGCGAGCTCGGGCGCTGGAGCAACGTCGTGAAAGGATGCCGATCAACCGCCCTGGAGCGCTGACCGACTGTGCGCTTGACCTGGAGCGGAAGACCGGCGATATCGTTGGCAACGGCCTCGACAGCGGCGTAGATCCAGGGGAACTTGCCGAACGCAGCCATGGACGCGACGACCGGGTAAGGCTGCTGCACGCCATACTCAGCGCTGTATGCCTGCCCGTACTCGATCTCGCGCGGCTGCTCGACAATCTGGAGTCGACGCAACAACAAACGCCAGCCCAGGGCGATACGCTCAGTAATCGTCATTCCTGATTGTGCCACGTTGTAGGACTACCGCTGCAACGGGTGACACGTCAAGTGACAACCGGCGAGCAGGCTGGCCAGTGCTCGGTGCCGTCGGTGTCTGGCTTGTGAATAAGCCTGTGAACAACTGCGGACAGTGCCGGGGCAAACAGGACAGCGCCGAGACGGACCAGAGGAACAGCCGCCTCGACACCGGGCGGCAACCCGAGAACCAATCAACACCGCCGCCGGTGTCAGTGTCGCCCTTTACTGACTGTGAAGTCAAGGTGCACTCTTCACAGGTGCTGATGTGCGAATCTGACGTACCCGACCAGGACGGTCAGAAGTCTCGATCTCTCACTGGTGAGATAGACGGATTGACCGGCCGGCCGGCTGGCCTGTGTGCGAATCTGACGTAGTTACAGGATGGACTCGCCGGGCATCACGACCGAGACGGTGACAGTCACGCCAGGACGGTCGCCGGCTTGCTTCGTCGCCAGCAGTCGCACGACCAGGCGGTCATCCAGGATCACGCGCGCGTCCTGGAGTGCATCCAGGGCAGCTTTCGCAAGGTTGTCGACGTCCGACCGGCAGGGCAAAGGATAGGCGCCCTCTTCGGTCCAGTAGTCGCGGTGGACGGACCCAGCGCCCGGTTTGCTCTTTGGTCTGGGCAGAACAACATCGACAGCGACCTCAACGGCTCGCTCGATCGGCGGGCGTCGCCAGTGCGTCGCCAGGACGATCGCAGCCGAGTGCTTCCACTGGTCGTACCTCGGCGCGTTGTAGGCTCGGCGGTTGCGGCCGTCCCAGCGAGGACGGGCGAAGGGGACGGCGACACCGCCGACACGAACAGAGAAAACCTTTTCAGGCATCAGACAACCCAGGACGGAGACAACCCCAGATAATACACCAGATATCGCAGGCAATCGGCCAAATGGTCGTCTTTCTTGTGAATGCTGCCGTCTGGCTTCCGCCTGTACAGGTTGAGCTCGCGAAGTAGCTCGAAGCAATCCGCATGGATGACGAGGCGCGGGTGCCCCTGCTCGGACACGGCGAGACGCTCGGCGACAGCATCAATGCCCGCCTCGACATCCTTCTTCGCCGGTGTCGTGTAGATGTCATGATCGCGCGCCAGGCTGTCGCGTCCATCCCGGTCGGCAGGGTCGGCGACGGTCCACTCGTAGGACTCGGCGCCGCTCAGGTTGCTGATCTGCCGAGCGTTGCCTGACAGCTTGACGTCCTGGGTCAACAGCTCGCGATAGATGTGGAGCTGGTCAAGGTCCGGGTCGAGCGCAGCCCAGACGCAGGCGAAGTTGTAGCCGAAGTCAATGGCCCGGAAGCGCTGCCAGTGCTCAGGGATGGGTCGCGCGTCGACAACGTGCACATCACGAGACAGCGACGGGTAGATGAGGCCACGCGCGCGGGCGAACTTGCCGAAGAGCCGGGCGTCCCTTTTATGCGGCTCCAGGTGGCTGAACCTCGCCAGCAGGCCTCGTGACCGGACGTGCGGGTTATCAAGGCCGATGATCCGGCTGGACAGGTAGCCCGGCGGCGGCTTCTGGACGAACAGGTCATAGGTCCAGGTGAGGCCCTTGAGCGGAGTCATGCTCAGGATCGCCGGCCCGTCTGACTCGGCGAGCCCTCGGCTGATCTCCTCGAAGACGTCCTCGGGGTGCTCTTCGTCCAGGATGGCTGCCCTCGGCGCGTTGCCCTGGAACTTCTCGCGACCCTGCGCTGCAGCCTTCAGCACGATGCGGCCGCCGTTGGGCAGGATGGCTTCCGCCTGGTCCTGCGCCTTCCACTTCCGCTTGACCGTCGCCAGCGGTAGCCAGCGGTCCAGCTTCGGGCGGTGGTATTCGAGCGAGTCGTTGAAGGTCAGCGCCGAGACGATGACGGCCCGATCGGCGCGGGCAGGCTCGGCAGGGATGGCGTCGACGGGTATCTCGTTGATCTCGCACCATCGCCTGACCCACCATTCACCAGACCCAGCAGCCAGGGCAACGGCGAGCTGGATGGCCGCTTCCGACTTGCCGGCCCGGTTTGCCCCGCCGATCATGTACGCGACCAGGCGCCTCGTCGTCAGCAGCTCGCGCACGGTGTCACGCTGCGACGTCCTCGCCTGCGGCCTGCCCTGGAGCGCACAGCCTGGAGTCGTGCACTGGTAGACGCCTCGCTGTCCAGGCACCGGCGATAGCTCGCGACCGCATCCACGCGGCCGGCTCTTGTCAAGGTTCCATCGCGTACAGTGCGGGCGCCAGAGCTTGCCGAACGCCAGCGGGGCGGCCTTGTTGACCTCAATCAACTGCTCGGCAGCTCGGCGGGCATCCAGCAGTGCGCGGCGGTTCATTCGTCTTCGTCTTCGTCGTCTTCGTGGATGACGGACCCGGCAAGGTGTCCCCGGATCACGTCGGCAGCGTTGAGCGTCTCCAGAAGCTGCTCAAGCTCTTGGCCGGTCTGGATCGGTGAGCTATCCGCCGCTGCATACTCCGTCCTGACGTCAAGCTGTCGGTGATAGCCGAAGCGCCGCTCCATGATCCAGGCGGACGCGCGCCAGTCGTCCCCGCTTGCCTGCTGGATGCGATGCAGGTTCATCGCGGCACACTGGCTGCGTCCCCGTGAGATGGCGTGCGAGAAGTCGGCGTAGATGCTGCCCGGCTCTTCAGATCCACGGCGTAGCCAGTCGTAAACTGTGCGCCGTGGAACGCCGATATAGTCGCACAGCAGGTTCATCGACATTCCGAGCTGCGCGGCCCGGTGTGCATCGCTGACCATCTCTTTGTTCAGCTTGGTCTTCCGGCCCATCAGTGCTCTCCTTTCAGTGCGGGCCAGCCCTGGAGACGCCCTCGGACGCCCTCGGTCCATCCCGGCAGGGCGAAGACCCAGCCGCGACCTTCGCAGCGTCTGCAGGCACGCAGCAGGCCGGTAGGGCCACGTGTCTCGCCGCAGCCCGAGCAGGACGGGCAGCAGGCCCGGTATCGTGTCTGGATGCTGTCGCTCATCCCCGACCTGTCCCTGGGGTATGCTTGGGAATCGTGACGTCGTGAATCCAGTTTGACAGCCTTCTGAGCCCGAACAGGTAGGCGATCTCGGACGCTGGATGCCCGATCAGGTTGTGTAGAGTCCATCCGTCTGGTCGTTTCATGCTGTCCCCTCGTCGATGCCTCGGCGGCGACCTTCGCCGCTGCTCTGCAGAAGCTGCCGGTCTACCTCGAGCAGTGCCTCGAGGCGCCAGGCCCCGGCGTTCGCGGGCCGCTCGTGCTCGACCGTGGCTGGCATCGGCGCGGGCGGG